GTCGAAGAAAATACTGATGTAAGCTTACAATGGACAATCGAAAAGTATATTGATCTTTTTAATGTTGCGAAGAAAAAGGAAGACTATTCAACAGCCCGGAATTGCATCGATTCAATCACTAAAGTTATGGATTACTTGCCCAAAGATAAGCATACCACTAACAATTCGGCAATTAAGTTTGAAGTCTTGCTTAAACAGTTGGAAACAAACGATGCGAAAGTTATTGAACATGAACCTGATAACTAATACTCAAGATACTGTTATAAAAATGAATAAAAGTGCCTGTAAAAGGTACAAGACCCCCCCCCTCCAACAACAACTAATGCATACATATATACATAGAGGAGGTAGGGGGATATCTACCACAACCAAATCATGATCAGACCCACACTCACCGACTTAGGTTATCAGGAAACCCGCAACCGGAAACCCTATCACCTTTATGAATGCTCTTGTGGCACTCGTAAACTCATCGCAAGACAGCGAGTCAGGAGCGGAGAAACGACTTCATGCGGATGTTGGGGTAGGTATCAGGGTCTGAAGAACATCACACCGGGGAACTACGGGGCTAGGAATAAGCCAAACAGCAAGCCTGCACACAACAAGGGAAAGATTTGTATCTATGAGAATAACATCAACTTTACCGGAAGAAGTTATGTGTCTCATCAGGAACTCAAAGAGATGTGGAGCGACAGCGAATGATTGATCGAGAGACTTTTGAAATGATTTGTAACGAGGAGCAGTTGAAGTTGTGGACCGATTGCGATGAAGCAATTGTCGGGATCGCAACGAAGCGGGATTCTTACAATCAGCAACTCGTGGTTTATGACCGTGACAAGCTTGTTGAGAATTTTATGAAGAAGGACGGCATGACGTTCGATGAAGCGGAAGAGTGGGTTTCTTTTAATATCGAAGGAGCCTATATCGGAGAGACAACCCCTTTGATCTTAGAAAGGATAGAGAATGAGCGAGAACCCGATTGACCCTAGAATCCCGGATTTTGATCCGGTGAACAAACCGAAGCATTACATTGCGGGACGAAGGTATGAGCCACTTGATGTCATCAAAGATTGGCATCTTGATTATCATTTGGGATGTGCGCTCAAGTACATATCCCGTGCAGGTCGGAAGGGAGATTTCAATCAGGATGTGGAAAAGGCGATCTTCTATTTGCAAGATCGCTTAAAACATCAGGATGTTTTGAATCGTACGGTAAAAACTGCGGCAAATCTTGAAGAAAGGTGGCCCGAATTACGTTACATCGAAAATGAACCGAAGGGAGGAGTATGTCCGATTTGTCGTATTCATCATATCGAAAAGCCGTGTCCGAAGAAGGATTTGACGGAGTTGCGAGGCGGTCAATAAAGCAACGTGAACAGCTTGAAGGTTATTTAAGGGATGCCAAGAAAGAAAGCACAGAGTCCACAGGAAGCGGAAGCGGCACTAGAGTATCTGAGAAGGCTTAGAGAGGATAAGAATTTATTCTTTGAGCATTGTCTGAAGCTCAAGAATTTCGGTTCCGGGGAGTTGGTCCCGTTCAAGCTCAATGAGGTGCAGTTGATTCTGCATCATATGTGTGAGCGGATGCTTGAAGAAGAAGAGCATGTGCGGATCATTGTATTGAAGGCACGGCGTTTCGGGATTTCTTCATACGTTCAGGGACGTTTCTTTCATAATGTCGTGATGAATTTCAACAAGCTTTGTCAGATTGCAACGCATTCGAAGGGAGCCACGGATTCGATGTTTGCAATGACGAAGATTTTTGAAGAGAACTACCCGGAACAGATCAAGCCTTCGAAGCGTTATTCCGGGAAACGGGAGTTGGTCTTCGGTGCAGAGACAGGTGGCTTAAATTCGGAGTATTCGTTGTGTACAGTCGGCGGTAAAGAGGTCAGGGGATCACAGATTGATTTTCTTCATTGTTCAGAGGTCGCATCGTGGGGAGAACACGGGGATGATTATTTTTTGGGGCTTTTGAATTGTGTGATTGCAGGCTACGGAACGGAGGTGATTGTGGAGTCTACGGCTTCGGGAGTGGGCGGTTTGTTTTATGACTTGTGGGTAGATGCCGTTGAAGGGAGTTCCGGGTTCAAGGATGCGTTCTTTCCGTGGTTTATTTATTCCTATTATCAGAAGGCATTCAAATCGGAACAGGACAAGCTTCGGTTTGAGAATAGTTTGGGAACAGAGAAGCGATACGGTGGAGAAGAGGAGAAGAAGCTTTTAGGTCACAAAGTTTCTTATGACATTGGGACAAGTACCCCGCTTGAGTTTGAAGTGACCCTAGAGAATTTACAGTGGAGAAGGACATATATAGATACGCAATGTCAGGGCGATTTATTGAAGTTTCATCAGGAGTATCCTTCCCATTGGCGGGAAGCATTTGTTTCGACAGGAAGGTCGGTATTCAATTTAGAATCATTGAACGAGTTAGTCTTGATGTCGGAGTCCCGGTATCGGGAGAAACCGCCTAGACGTTTTTCGGTCCCGGTGAAGATATATAAGGATGACGGGATCGGGATGAAGTACATCTTAGAGACAGATGAGAATCACACGGAGTTAGAGGTACACCGGGAGCCTGATCCTGCGAGACAGTATCGGATCGGAGCCGATGTCGCAGAAGGAATAGAGATCGGGCGGGATTCCGACTATTCGGTGGCAGTTGTTTTAGATGCAGAGACTTATGAAGAATGTGCGATGCTTCGGACCCGAATTGACCCTGATTTGTTTGCGTGGCAGTTGAAGACTTTGGGTCGATATTATGAAGATGCAATGATCCTTTGTGAGCGGAACAATCACGGTTTAGTGACGTTAAAATACTTAGTCGATGTACACGGATATCCGAATGTTTATTCAGAGAAGATATTAGATGAAAGAAGTAATCGTTCTGCGAAAAAGATAGGTTTTCACACGACTGTAAAGTCGAAACCGTTAATCATCGATTTCTTAAAAGAGTTGGTTCGGGAGCGTGAAATTAATCTATATTCCACGATTTTAATCGATGAATTGCAGACATTTGTCAATGTTAGTTCCGGTAAGATGCAGGCACAACACGGGTGTCATGATGACTGCGTTATGGCCCTTGCAATAGCGGCCTTCGGGTGCAAGATGTACCCGTATATGACACCGACTCCCCGGTCTTATTCCTTCGGTCAACCCGCCATTAATTTATTTCATCCCGCACGAATCTAATCGATTTTAGTTGCGTACGCTTCATATTATGATCTCATCTTAGATGAGGTTATTTACCTGACCACCTAACCTCACTTAGCGGCTTCGGTACTGCCTTCGCCCTTGTTCCCGGAGCCGCACCACAAACATGAGTTTTGTTGACGGAGATTATCGGGATTACATGAACAAGGGGATGTACTACGACAGATTTTTAATTAAAGGAGAAGACATGATGTACAAAAAACCTATGAAGAAAAACGGTAAGAAGAAAAAGAAGTGATCACGCAAGTAAGCGGATCTTCTTTTTCGGAATTATCAGCTAACGATAGTGGTCGCTATCGAAAACGAAAAAACATATACGGAACGATGCATAACAAAGCAAAGAAACGTGGCTACGGCGAAACAGTACATCAATGCGGAACAGGCGGTAAAAGAAAATCTAAGAAGTCTTGAAAAAAGAACTCAGGAAGCATTTCAGGAAATGCTTTCTGCAATAGAGTTGTGGAAGCAGTCTGATTCTGAAGATGTGGAAAAATACTTTTATGCAGTCAATAAACTCAAGGAAGCGTTGATATTAGCTGAAACGCTAGAAGTCGAACACGGACTCGCAAACGGAACGATTAAATTCAACTAATGGCTGAAGAAGTTGTAGTCAAATCGATGCCGCTTGATGACCTTGCGGATGTAGTCCGAAAGAAGTTCGACACGGCAAGGGATTACCGTCAAGAAACGGAACTCGTTTGGAGTGATGCGTACGATGCTTATCGTGCCACTTACCCGGAAGAGATACAGAGTTCCAACGAACTTGCTGAGTCAAGAGGGATCTTCATCAATCTGACTCGCAGACAGGTACAGGCGGCTTCGATACGAATCATATCGATGCTACTTGATGACGGACGAATTCCGTTCACGGTAAAGCCTAGCCGAAGGCCACGATTCGTGCCGCCTGAGATACAAGACATGCCCGATATGCGGGACCAACTGTTCACGAGGGCGGTCAATATGGAAGACCGCATCCGTGATATTTTGGATCGTACGGGGTATCAGGACACGCTTCAGGATGTCGTTGTTGAGATGTGCCTTTTCGGCACGGGCATCACAAAAGCAGTGACTTTAAAACAAAGAAACTTTCCGGTTTACAAATCTGTTCGCACCGATGAGGTGATGTATGACATCGAATCAGAAATCGAAACTGAAACTGTCCCTACAGCGAGTTTCGTTAGCTGTTGGAATTTATTCCCGGCTCCTGAAGCAAAAAGCTTCGAAGATGCGGAGTTTGTTGTACAGCGCAGTTTCATGTCGAGCATTGAACTGCGGGATTTGGGTCAGCGAGATCAAGGTTTCTTTGCGGATCGCATTGAGGAAGCTATCAAACAGCAAAGCGGTAAGGTCAGCGGAGAGGACAATTCAGAGCATCCGAAGCGTGTGGAAGAAACGGGTGCATATGATCGGCAAAAAGATTTCGAAGTCCTTGAGTTTTGGGGAAGACTCGACTCCGAAGACATAGGGGAATATCTCGATTTAGGACCGGGAGAGATGTCGGGGATGCTCGATGTCGTAATCACGGTTGTCGGAGACAAAGTCATTCGAATCGCTGAGAACCCGTTTGACGGGCAAATGCCCTACTATGCCTGTCATTGGCAGAGATCCCCGGAATCCTTGTGGGGTGACGGAGTTTGGTATTCGATCAGGGACATACAGTCGGTCATCAATTTCAGCTACGCAATGATGATCGAGGGGAAGCACCTCGCTTCGATCCCGATGTCAGTCGTAGATCCGGGAGCCTTCGAAGCAGGAGAGGATACAGAACGTGTGTATCCCGGTAGACAGTTCAGGACGAAGCCCGGAGTTGATGTCAATACGGCGTTTAAGCCAATTGTAATCCCGGATGTCACAAACGGATTGATCAATTTAGTGCAGTTGCTTGAACAGCAATCGAATTTAGATACCGGATTACCGCCTATTGGTCTAGGTCAAGATGCACCTTATCAGACCAAAACGGCAACCGGGATGTCGCTTTTGAATACGAATTCGAATCGTCTGACCGCATCAGTTGTTAGAAGCGTGAGCGGGATGATTACAAACACCGTTCAAGCGATCTATCGGTGGCTTATGGTCGATGATGAAGATCCTGCAATCAAGGGAGACTTCGAAGGACAGTGCTACGGATACCAGAGATTTATTTCAGATGAAATTCACAACGTGCAGTTACTGAATTTTTTACAAGTCGCAGGGCAATCTCCGCAGTTGCAGGGAGCCTTCAACTTCAGCGAGTTGGCAAAGCCTTTGGCAAGAGCGTTTCATCTTGATCCGAACAACTTAGTTAAGTCTGAGGAAGAGCTTGCAATGCAGTCCCAGAGCGCACAGCAAGCACAAGTTCAGCAAGCACAGCAAGCAGTTCAGCTAGAAGTTCAAAAAGAACAGGGAATCGCACAAATTGAGATCGAAAAAGAAAAGCAGTTGGCATTACTGAAAGAGAAGGCATCACTAGGTGAGGATGCGAGAGAAGCTGAGATCAAGGAGCGGAGTGAATTGATTAAGCAAGGAAACATTCTCAGGCCAAGCAAGATCATGTCGATGTCGGCATTGCTTGCAGAAGAAGAAAAAGCGCAGTTTCAGCAACAACAACAAATGATGCAACAACAACAAGCGGAAGCTCAACAAGCACAGTTGCAACAACTGCAAATGCAGGAACAGATGAGTCAGCGTGAAGCAGGAGCAATCCGAGAGGTTGCAGATCAGATGACGAAGCGTACGGAACAAAAACAAGGGAAAGTAGACCTTGTCGCTTAACTACGGAGATATCGTCAGCCTTGGTCAAGATCATCGATTTCAGGCATTAAGGAAAGAGGTAGAAGGTTGGATAGAAGGAATATTTGCTCAGATAGAAGCACGAGGATCGATCAGTGAACCGAATGATCTCGCAGAATACAACCGCCACATCGGTAAGTTGCAGGCGTATCGTGAGATCATTGAGTTCCCTGACCGACTCAGGGAAAGGTCATCCACTTCCCGCAAGGAACGGTGAACCTGACTTAACACGGCCCAATTAACAATTGGTACACCAAATGGCACAAGAAGAAACACAAACAGAAGAAGTTCAAGCACCTGAAATGACAGATGACGAACTTTGGGAGTCCACCCTTCAGGAAGCTGAAGCGGCTGTCAAAGAAGTAGCAGAAGAAGTTCAGGAAGCTGAAACCGTTCAGGAACCACAAGCGGAAGCAGAAGAAATTCAGGCTGAAGCTGAAGTTGAACCGGAACCCGAACACGATTGGCAGAAAAGATATAAGGATCTTGAGAAGGATTACCACAAGCGCAACGAGGACACTGCAAGTTTCCGCAGAGATTCAGATGCACGAGTAAGTGATCTTGAAAAGCAGATTCAGCAAATGCGGATCGAGCGACTTGAGTTGGAAGCCAACACCAAGAAGCAAGCAGAAGCACCCGTTGAAAAAGCACCTGATCCTTCAAATCTTGAAGAGTATTTGAACGATACTGAGCGACAGACAATGAATGACTTCGGTGAAGTTATGGGAGTTGTCCAAAAGCTCATCGATCATAAACTTGCTAAAAATCCTGCACCGGAGTTTAGGTTACCGGAAGAGGAGAATGCCAAATTTCAGCAAATGCAGGAAGCAGTCAATGAGATGCGCTTTCAGCAGTGGTTAGCTAGTTACGATAAGACGATGCGTGACAAGGTTGGTGGAGATTATATGGAGATCGACAACAACTCTCAGTTTATTGATTTCGTCAACTCAAATGATGTCTTAAAAGACACGATTGTAAATTCGAATGATGCAGACAAACACGCTCAAGTTTTGAATTTATGGCTAACGACTGAGGAAGGAAAATCCTTCCGCAAGAAGGACGAAGATCCTCAACCGACTGCGGCTTTAGATGAACTTCAGAAGAAACGTGATTCTAAACGAAGTGCCGCATCAGGACTTGTTACAAACAGTCCACCTGTTTCAGAACCCGATGAATCCCGAATGTCAGATGATGAGCTTTGGGATCATTTAATGTCAGAAAAAGCCTCATAAAGAAAGGAACATTATGGCGGCATATGGCGGGACAGGAACTGTAAGCGGAAGTGATTATGGTTCTTTGTCAAAAAATGATGCGTTCAAATTTCAGCAAAAGATGTTGCCCATTGCAATGAAGTTGCTGACGTTTTCACGCTTCGCACAACGTGATGTTAAGCCTTTGAAAGAAGGTTTGGAACTGCGATTTCGCAGATATGAGAAGAT